GAACACGTGCGAACGCCACGGCGTCATAAGACACTTGCTTGAAGTAGGGTACCCTTGCCGCGTCCTTCAGCGCCTGCAGTGCGTTCGCACCAGAGGCGATAAAATCATCCAATGTCTTGGGTGCGCTGGTTGCGGCATCCACCACCTTTTCGGCAGTCTTGGGGGTGGATACCACGGGTGGCTTAGCTACTGGCTTCTTACGCACCCTGGTCACCGCCCGCTGGGTGCCAGCTTGCGGCTCCTTACACACGCTGTAGTCCCACCCCGTGTCGGGGCCTGCTAGGGCAGCGCCTGCCCGGCGATCGCTGCGCCCTGGCTCCTGTGCGTCCCCCTGTACCTGCCTTTCCTTCATGCGGGCGGCTTGTTTCTCTGACAAGGCAATGCGCCTACACCTGCAGCGGTAGCCATTGGGTGGTGTCCACTTCTCCCAAATCGGGTCGTCGTACTTGGCCAGATAGTTGTCCATAGCACGATGCGCCTCGCGGGTGCGGGAGTCATTGACCGCGTCATACATGTACCAGGGGTGGGTGAGCGTGGTCCTGCTTTGCTGGAAGCACCGCCCACGCGCGAATGCTGACTGGATGTTGGTCCGGTAAATGTTGTCCAAGCGGTGTTTTGGCAGCGTCAATGGTACTTGCCCAGCTCGTACCTTCTTCACCCAGCTTTCAAACGTCTCGCCGCTAACCATGTGCTCATTTAGCGAGTTCAACACCTCGGCGAGCTGTTCTACGCTACCGACACCGGCGATGGAAAAGGCTTCAGCACGGGCTAGCCCGTGCCGCTCGCCATAGTACTCACTGGGTAGTACCACCTTGCGCTTGCTTGCCCAGTCATAGGCTTCTTGTGGAAACCCTACGTTCACTGTTGCCCCTCCTGGTCGTCAAGCCCAAGGTGATCTTGCCCCATGTGGGTATCAGCGGACACGTACCCAACCACGTCAGCGGCAAACAGGGCGCGTTCTACCATGTCCCGAAAGGCTGCGGTATTGTCGCCGCTGTACAGCCCTAAGAGGCGTTCTACCAGGTCCTCGGGGTCGGTGGCTGCTAGTATTGCCTCACGCAGCAAGGTCGGCGGTAGTGGCTGCGGACTGTCTGCCAGGGCACTGTCTGCCAGACCCTCCAGTTCCTGCTGGTCCTCAGTCAACTGATCAACAGGGTTTTCTGCCAAATCCCTACGTTCCTCGGCGAGCTGGGCAATGGCTCGCGCAATGCTGGCTCGCGTGGGTGCGTGCATGCCCTCAGCGTCTTCTGCATCAGCGTCTTCTGCATCAGCGTCTTCTGCATCAGCGTCTTCTGCATCAGCTTCGCTGCTAGTGGGGTCAACCCCGTCATCAATGTCTGGCTGCTCGGCTGCTTCCCCTTCCTGCTCACCAGGGGCGGCCAATATCAAGTCCCCCGGCTCGAAGTCATAGTTCCCAAGCATGTACTGCTCAGTGAACCCCTTAACCACGCCACTTGAGACCAGCTTAGCATCCCGATCCGCCCGCTCTGACTCCAACCCTGTGCCGTCTTCAAGCACAAACCTGGGCGGTTCCCCTGGAAAGTTGTTCAGCTGCCACAGACCAGAGACCACGGTTTGTGCCGAGCGGGTGAGTAGCCGAACGTCCGCGTTGCGCTTATCGATTCGGACGTTCTCTTGCATTTGGCCCTTACTGAAACCGCCCGCGTCGCCTGAGCTAGCGGTCTGCCCCAGGATCAACCGCTGTATGCGCCGGACCAGCGCGTCTTCGGTTTCGCTGAACTCCCCTTTACCGCTAGCGGTCACTGCCGATACATCCTCGTCTGGGCCAACCCCCACAATGGCAGTCATCCCCAAAGCGGTCATGGCGTCTACGAACCCCTGGGGGGTGTTGACCTTACCAAGTAGCAACGGGTCTGCAAACCGCACAAGAAATCTCATGCGGAACTGCCACCCGTTAACCCGGAACAACCAGGGCCAATACGCCCTGGACAGCAGCGCTTCGCCGTAAGGGTTAGTGTGCGAGGGGCGGTTGCGGGTGAGCACGAACTTAAATTTGGTGTCTACGTGTTGCGCTGCGGTCTGGTTTGGCAAGGTCATCCACAGGGTACCGTCTCGCCTAGGCTCGAACCAGGACATGGGCTTGGAGGCAACGCGTGCCAACCCTATACGGCCGCCATCCATGCGAGTATAGACGAGTTCCTGCACGCTGTACCCATACGGGATGGCTGTCCATGCCGTGACCAACAAGTCTTCCATGTGCGGGCGCAGATGCGCTTCCAACCATTCAGCCTGTTCGGAGTCGTACGGGTCAAGGTGCCAGGGTACTGCCATGACAGCTTCCCGCCGGGTTTCAAGCGCACCGCTTATCTCGTCATCCGTTTCCAACCGGTTAAGGTCCCACCTTGCTATACCCAGCTTCTGCAACACCAGATCCGGGTCGTCTAAGCGGGACAACAGGTCAAGCGCTGCCTCGACCGCTTGTTCTTCGGACAGCATAGAACCAGCTGGCTTAGGGGCTGGGGCTGGGGCTGGGGCTGGTACTGCTAGTGAAGCACCAGTGCTTGGTTGCCTGGACCGGAAGTAATCAAGTATGGACATGGTTGGCCTCTGTTAGCGGTGCGTGCCCGCGTAAGCTGTGTTTGTTTTGCGCTGCCTTATCCGAGGGGCTAACGCATACCGAATAGCATCCCACAAATGATTATGCTTATCTACTATCTTCGGTAATACGTCGCCAGTTCTGGGGTCCACCGCGTAGGAGTAGTCATGCGCTTCCTGTTGCATGTGGGTACACTCCTCGTGGATAACTATGGCGTCAAAGGTGCGCAGGTACTCTATACCGTCCTCAACGCTCCCTGGCCACTTGTCCGCCCCCACTATGCGTGGCAGTGCCTCGCCCACGGGGGTGTGTGATACGTGTGAGATTGACTCGGGTCTAGCATTGTCGGCGCGTACCACGTACCGCTCTATTCCAGGGTGTTCTTTACGCACTCTTGGAGCAGTGAGATTCAGCTCCAGCTTCAGTGCCCACGTCTCCCTTCGTACATACAACCTGTTCTTATCCTCGTCAACATACAATGTGACACATGCGAATGGATCGGAACCAAACCCCCAGTCGATACCGTAATAGGGGCCTGACCACGTGTCACTAATGCTGAACCGGTCAACCACACATTTTTCTTCTAGTATAGCCGCCTTATTGCGCTTGCGCGGCTTACCCTCCCACACGTGCATATATGCGTCAAGGTCAGACCCTAGCAGATACAGCCTTTCCTCCTCTAGCACTTCTGGGAACCACGGGTTATCCCTAAAATTAACTAACCGCACAAGCGCCGAAGGGGGTGGCGACGCAACAAAGCGCTGATAGGTTGGGTCTGTTTCAAGGTCCGGGTTGAAACAGACCCAGATCTCTGAACCTGGTGCACGCACCGTGGGGGTGAGTAGCTGCCAGCTCTCGTGTGATACACCATGCGCCTCTTCGACCCAACAAACGTCCACCCCTTCTGTTGATTTGATCTCAGACGCATTGTGGCGTAGCCCCTTAAATAGGAACTCTGAACCAGTCACCTTGCAAACTATCCCCGTCTTGTTGACGTCAAAGTACTGCCGCAACCCCATTGCATCTATCTGGTCACTAAGCAGACGGTGCACGCTGTCCTTGATGCTGACCTGAAGCTCACGGGTGCACAGTATACGCAGGGGGCGAGCTACCGCACGCAGCAGCAACTTTCGCCCATAGGTCCACGACTTACCGGAACCGCGTCCACCATAACAAACCTTGTATCTACGCGGCTCGTCCAAAACCCGGCTCCACGCTGGGAGCTGAACCCGCACCCTCTTCTCTACCTGTTCCTGCTGGGTGAGCGCATACACGGGGCTATTCCTCGTTCTGGTATAGCGCGTTTTCTACCATGGACCACGATTCGTCAAACCGCCGTCTATTCGGCTTACCTGGGCGCCATAGGCGAGAGTAGCACAACCACGCTTCCTCCCGCTCGGTGGGTAGAGGGTACGGGTCTGTCCACAGCAGTAGCCTAGCCAGCGAAACAGCGAGCATGTCGTGCCCTTCCAACGCACGCCAGATAGCTGATGGGGTGTGTTCCACTGAACAGGACGCACACAGTTGAGCTAGGGGTTTGCGCGTGCGGCGGTGATTGAACACCCCCTTGACACCGTTGAGCTCAAACTGCCAGAAGCCACGTGCTGGTCCAGGCAATCCGGGTCTGCTGGTTAGCTGATACCGTGTCGTCAAATTGGACT